CCAGGCAGCTAGGTGACAGAGTTTTGAGAGAGAAACACCTCACCTTTTAATTGTTACAACAAGAAGAAAAAGTTTCCTTTTCCCTCTTATTGTTTCAACTATAGGGTGACTTCTTTGGGCTGTAAAGCCCAAGGATATTGCTCTCCGGGATTTTAACACCTACATCCAGTTTCTAGAAAAGGTACACCAGACTCGAGGTCTGATCGCGATGATATCGCTGGTCAAGGCCATGAGGTCTGATGTATTGAGTTACCTTTCGGGTAACCCTTCTAGATCTGGAAGAGTGCGTTTAACCCGAGATGGTCTCCCAACTCACTTAGGTCCGCTAGTGAACAAACTGCGTGACGGATCCCTTCTTTCGAAGCGGTTCGTCCTTACAGTTTTATTCGCGACGCGGGCTCTAAGAGCCGGAAAAACACCGGATACCAGCCCAATAACAGATCCCCTGGATAAGGGTGCGTCTATTATTGAGACTGTGTATGCAGCGGATTTCTGGCGTGAGCTAGGTTACCATCACCCAGGACGCATACCACGTTGCCTTAAATTTAAACGGTTCCACTTCACAACTAAGACAGGCCCTAACGGGCATGCCTTGAGCCACTGGTACGAAGACCTACTTAACTTGCCTAAACAGCTTGTTGAGTCGATCTCTGTACTCGGTGGGGAAGTGGTCCGAAAATTTATGGACGTGGCCCTTCGTCAACCTACAATCTTGGAACCTATCTGTCCTTTAAAGGGGACAGGTAGATTCCGGAAACTTTCTCATTTCCCGGATAGGGAAGATAAGGTGAGAATAATCGCGATCGGTGACTATTTTAGTCAAACCGTTCTTCGACCTCTCCACTTATATCTCTTCCGAGTACTGAAAAAGATTCCACAAGATTGTACGTTCGACCAAGGAGCCTTTCAGGAAAGGCTCAAAGGCTGTGAGATCTATTATTCAATAGACCTCACAGCAGCAACTGACCGATTTCCTATTCAGGTAATCAGTCAAGTTCTGAGAGCCCATCTTCCGCCTTGATATGTGAACAGCTGGGAGGATATCATGATTGGGTATCCCTTCTCTGGTTATCAATATAATGTTGGTAACCCGATGGGGATGTACTCATCGTGAGCCTCCTTCGCTGTTGCACACCATTACATTATCTACCACGCCTGTAGAGGTGTAGGGGTTGACTGAAAAAGTCTACCCTACGTCCTCTTGGGTGATGATCTTGTAATCGGTAACAAGGCAGTTGCTGAAAGATATATGGCTATTATTGCAGCCCTTGGAGTTAAGTATTCTCCCCTTAAAACACATATATCCACACGGATGTATGAGTTTGCTAAGAGGATAATACTGGACGGAGAAGAAATAAGTCCCTTCCCGATCTCAGCCATTAAAGAGAACTCAAAAGCATCTTATGCTATGAGTACTCTCTTAATGGAAGAGAAAAGGAAAGGATGAGTTTTCTCTCATTCCATAGGAGATATTGTGGCAAGGTTCTACGGTAGTGTACGGAAAATCAGACAGCGAAAGCTGAAAGATTTTGCCCGTAACGCTACTGTTACCGAACTACTCATCTCGACGATCTGAGGGCTTATACCGGCCGGGATAGCAATGAATGCTATCGCCGGGCAATATAACATATGCCTTCCGACCATCAAAGACAAAGTTGCAACGAGTATTCTCGCCAACATTGCCGTTGAGTGGTTCAGTAACACTAATCCTGCTAACAAGCCTAAGAGCGGAAAGCCCTTAGGCCTGGTAGCGACAAACTTGGTTTGTCACTATACAGGACAGGAAGAACCTGAAGCCTTTGCTCTATTGGAGGAACCTCGCCTCCATGCCTACGGTAGTATCGAGCAAACTTACTTGGACCTCTTAGCCCAAGCTAAGCGTATAGACACTGTTGAAGGAGGGAATTGGCCATTGCTGTTGAGAGCAATGACTATTCCAGCCGACGACGGTATCTATACGGCTCGACATACTAAAGTAGACAGGATCGCGGTTTCACGGATTTCTCACGCTCTAGTCGAAAGACTTGAGATGATAAAATCCTATCCCCAATTGCTTGACTATTAGAGTCAAGAACACCCAATTGGGCGAGAGCCCTCTTATAGTTAAAACTATAAGACCCCTTTTGAG